CACAAGCCCTGGGGCGGGCAGGTCGGCGATGCCGACGACATGCGCGAATACGCCGACCTGCTGGATAAGGTCGAGGGCACGCTGATCCAAGCCTATGCGCGCAAGACCGGCAAGAGCGCCGAGGAGATTGCCGCGATGCTCAAAAAAACCACCTGGATGGATGGTAACGAGGCGGTGGCGGCCGGCTTCGCGGATCAGGTGTTGGAACCGCTCAAAGCGGCCGCTCAACTCAGTTCGAAACGTTTAGAGGAATACACCAGCATGCCAGAAGCAATGCGCACCCTGATGAGCCCACGGGCCTCGACTCCCAATCCGACCCCGACCCCGAAGCCGACCCAAGACCCGGTGGCGACGGTGATCACCGACGACATGCGCGCCCAGGTGCTGGCTGCTGAAACTGCGCGTCGTACCGCCATTGCGACGGCGTTTGGCGGCTTTGCGGCGGGCCATGCCGAGCTGTTGCGTACCTGCCAGGATGACCCGCAGTGCACCGAGGCCTCGGCTCGCGAGAAGCTGCTGGCGGCGCTGGGGGACGGCTCGGCGCCGGTCAATGTGCCGACCGCCCGCCATCCGGGTCATGTCGGTAACGGCAACATTGTCGGCGACTCGGTGCGTGCCTCGATCTCGGCGCGTGTGGGGCAGTCGGACATGGAGGCCGGCAACCCGTACAACTACATGCGCCTGCATGAGCTGGCCCGCGCCTCCCTGGAAGGGCGCGGCATCAGCTGCTCGGACAGTAACCCGATGGTCATGGTGGGCCTGGCCTTCACCCACACGTCGAGCGACTTCGGCAACATCCTGTTGGATATCGCCAACAAGTCGGTCCTCAAGGGCTGGGAGGACGCCCCGGAGACGTTCGAGCAGTGGACCAAGAAAGGTCAGCTGAGCGATTTCAAGCCGTCCACCCGCGTCGGCCTGGGGTCTTTCAGCAGCTTGCGCGAGGTTCGGCCCGGTGCTGAATATCAGTACGTGTCTGTCGGTGATCGCGGCGAGCAGATCGTGCTGGGCACCTACGGCGAGCTGTTCACCATCACTCGCCAAGCCATCATCAACGACGATCTGTCGATGCTGACCGACATTCCGCGCCTGATGGGACGCGCGGCCAAGGGCACCATCGGCGACCTGGTCTATGCGGTGCTGACCGGCAACCCGCAGCTGCGTGACGGCAAAACCCTGTTCCATGCTGATCGTAACAACCTGCTTAAGGGTGCCGCCTCGGCCCTTTCGGTTGCTTCGCTGAGCGCCGCCAAGACGGCCATGCGCACGCAAAAGGGCCAAGTCGAGGGCGGCAAGCCGCGCACCCTGAACATCCGCCCGGAGTACGTGTTGGTGCCGGTGGCTCTTGAGGACACCGCTCGCCAGATCATCGCGTCGGAGTCGGTACAGGGTGCCAACAACAACTCGGGTATCAAGAACCCGATCAAGGACTTTGCCCAGGTCATCGGCGAGCCGCGTCTGGACGACGTCTCGGCTATCGAGTGGTACATGGCGGCGGGCCAGGGTAATGACACCGTCGAGGTGGCTTACCTGAACGGCGTTGACGTGCCGTACATCGAGCAGCAAGGCGGCTTCACCATCGACGGTGTGGCCACCAAGGTGCGCATCGACGCCGGCGTCTCGCCGCTCGACTCGCGCGGACTGGGCAAGTCCCTGGGCAAGTAAGCCCAGCTGACCTCTAACCACCCCGCACCTGCGGGGTTTGTTGTTTCTGGAATAGGAGAAATTGGCGATGGCCAAAAACTACGACAGCACAGGCCAGACAGTGGTAATCACCGCGCCTGCTGCCGGAACAACCGCCGGCAAGCCGCTGGTGGTGAATACTCTTGTGTTGGTGCCGTTGCAGACAGCAAAGCAAGGTGAGCAGGTGACCTGCCGCACTTGCGACGCTTGGCGCTTGCCGGCGGCGGCGGGCTTGAAGTTGGGCGACAAGGTCAGCGTATTGGCTGATGGGTCTTTGGTCGAGGATGGCGCGGCTAACTCAACGCCGTTCGGCAAGCTGATCAGTGAAGTGCTTGGCGGTTCTGCTTCTGCCTTGCTGATCCAGTAATGGCTCGCCCGAGCTTTCGCGAGCGCATGGCTTTTCGCACCGTGCAAATCCTTGAGCGGGTGGGTGACCGCGCGACCCTGGAGGACGGCACGCCGATCATGGGCACCTTCGAGAATCCCTTTCTCGATCCGCAGATGATGGGCAAGGGCGGTAAGGGGCTTCCTGCATCAGTCGATGCTGCCGCCTTGGGAGAGCCCCGGTTTAGCGTGCTGGCCGCTGTGGCAGCGCGATTGCCGAAGGGCTCGAAACTGACCATTGACCTGCCGCCCGATGAGGGTGGCGGGAAATACCGGGTAGTCCGGCCGGAGCCTGACGGCGATGGCATGGTGGCCCTGGTACTGGGGGTAGATCGTGAGCGAACCGCAGACATCCGATAGCGAGCCGTTAGCGCATGAGCTGACACGTTTGCATGAAGCCATGACGGCCACTATCCAGGAGGCTATCCCGCAGTTGCAGTGCGTCGAGGCCTATCCCGTGCTCGAGGAGGGCATGGAGATGCCGCTGATGATCTACGCCATGACCAACGTGCAGCCCGGTGAAGACCCCGGCGACGGCCGCGTGTGCATTGTCGCAACTTTCGAGGCCTGCATTCTGGTCGAGTCCGACCGCGATAAGGCGCCCCTGCAAGCCGCCATTCTGGCCACCAAGCTGGCCTCCCTGCTGCATTACCAGCAATGGGGGCTCGACTTCACCATGCCGGTTGAGGGCGTCCAGGCGATGCCGACGATGCCCGTTCCTGAGCTGGCCGAGTGCTCGGCCTGGGCGGTGCAGTGGCAGCAAGCCCTTTACCTGGGTGATACCACTTGGCTGTGGGAGGACCAGCCGCCTGGCTCGCTGGTGTTCTCGTTCTACCCCGAGAGCGGGGAGGGCAACGAGCACAACTACCAGTCGCCGGAGGCCATGGCATGAGCTACGCGACGGCGCAGCATGACCTGATGCTGTCCAGCGTAGTGATCAAGGGGTACGTCGTCGCTGTAGACCTGGTGGCGGGCAAGCTGCGCATGTCGGACGGTACCGACTGGGTCAGCGCCTGGGTGAAGTGGCATGCACTGGCCGCCGGCAAGGCCCGCCATTGGCGGTCGCCAAGCCTGGGCGAGCAGGGCGCGCTGATCAGCCCGAGCGGTGACCCTGCCCAAGGCACGTTTGTGCCGGGGCTGTACGGCAATGCCGGCCCGCAGCCGGACAACCGCGACCATGTCGAGGTGTGGCGTTTCGATGATGGCGGCTCGCTGGTCTACGACTGGGAAGCTAACACCTACACCATCAAGCTGCCCACGGGCACGGTCACCATCGAGGTCGGCGGCAGCAAGGCGGTGATCACCGACGACACGATCAGCGCCAAGACCACGACGCTGACGGCCGAGGCGCAGGCCGCCACGATCAAGGCGCCGTCGATCACCCTGGAAGGTGAGGTGCTGATCAAAGGCGCGTTACGCGTAACGGGCGATATCAACGGCGGCGGGAGGATCATCGACACCGCCGGCAACACGGCAAATCACAAGCACTGACAGCCCGCATTCGCGGGCTTTGTCTTATCTGGAGGACGCCTTATGGCTGCCAAGAAAACTGTTTCAACTGACGAGGCAATCGCCTCGGACGCTACCGACGCCGCCGTTCCCTCCGCACCGGAAGCGGGCGAACCCGTGGCACAAGTCACCTTCGCCGACACCGTCTACACCTCGCGCTCGCTGTACCTGGCCAAGGGCGAGGACCTGCGCGAGTTCAAGGTGGTGGCCAAGCGCGTCAGCGTGGCGGCCGACGACGCCGAGGCGGTGGCGTTCCTGGCTGACCACCCTGAGCTGCAGCGTCTGGACGGCTGACCATGATTGGCCTGGATCGCCGCACCGGCGAATCAATCTCGGGCCTTGACCACCTGCGCCAATCCATCGAGGACATTCTGACCACGCCACTCGGCAGCCGCCGCATGAAGCCGGAGTACGGCAGCAAGCTGCGGCGTTACGTCGACATGCCGGTCAACGAGGGGTGGAAAAGCGCGGTACAGGCCGAGGTGGCCCGTTCCTTGGGCCGCTGGGAGCCGCGCTTGAGGCTGGAGCGGGTGGTGGTCACCTCGGTGCTTGACGGGCAGATCGGCATGACGCTGACCGGCGAGTACCTGGGCAGTTCTGCCGTCATGGAGGTAACCGCATGATTGACCTTTCCCTGCTGCCCCCGCCCGACGTGGTGGAGAGCGTGGATTTCGAGGAGCTGTATCAGGAAACACTGGGCATCTTCCGCGAGTTCATGAAGGACCAATGGACGGCGGCGCTGGAGTCCGACCCGGTGGTCAAGCTGATGGAGGTCATGGCCTACCGGGAAATGTTGGTACGGGCGCGGGTCAACGCGGCGGCCAAGGCGAGCTTGCTGGCCTTTGCCAAGGGCAATGACCTGGTGAACCGGGCCGCTGACTATGGGGTGGAGAAACTGACCATTCGCCCAGCCGACCCCGACGCAGTGCCCCCTGTCGAGGCAGTGATGGAAGACGACGAAGCGCTGCGTTACCGCACGCGGCTGTCGCTGGAAGCATTGTCAGTGGCGGGCAGCAGCGGGGCCTATGAGTTTCACGGGCTGAGTGCGTCGGCCGAGCTGACCAATGTGTCGGTCGATTCGCCCCGCTTTTCCGGGGTGGAATTGGCACCGGCGGTCCGCGCCCAGCTTCCGGCCGGGGCCATTGTCGTGGTCTGCGATTACGACGCAGGCCTGGCCAACCCGCTACCCGGCGACGTGTCGCTGGCCATCCTGCCCAGCCTCACCAGCACCACGCCGGTGGCGCAGCTGGTGGCCAAGGTCAAAGCGGCCTTGTCGGCCGAGGAAGTGCGGCCGATCACTGACCGGCCCCGCGTGGCCGCCGGCGTCCCCTTCGACTTCAAGGTGGAGGCCGAACTGCAGATCGAGGAAGGACCCGACCCGGACGTGGTGAAAGCCACAGCTCGGGCAGGCCTGAACGCGGCCATTGCAGACGCCCGTCGCCTGCAGGGGCAGTTGCCCCTGTCGGCCATCTAC